CACCGACCGCGTACAGGACAAAGCCTTTGCAGCCTGGTACAGCGCACGGCACCCGAGCCTCTACTATCCGGGATATCAGCCGGGGGATCTGTTTGCCAAACACGCGAACGCCTTCAAAGGCCGCGACAACATTCAGCGCGAAAAGGACTACCTGCACGGACTCCTGGAGTCCGGGAACCTTGTGGAGCCGGAGCTGAGCAAGGCGCGGGAGCTCCTGGACCGGATGAACAGTCCGCAGCCGAAGGAGGTCTTCTACCAGCGGTGGGACGACACATACGAAGACACGTCTGAGGAAAGCACGGGGCGCGAGCTGGCCTATTCCAGAATCCAGAGCGAGAACGCGATTCTCAGCAACACCGTCAAGGAACTGAAGAAGACCGTCAAGGGCAAGGACGCCACCATCGAAAAGATCCTGAAGAAGCTGGCACGGGCGAAGAAGGCCGACGCCGAGAAGCTGGCAAGGCAGATCATGCGCGAATACAGCAGCAGGGCGGATCTCAGCGAGGTCACGGCGGCCATCAAAGCCGTGGGCGACTACTATCTGCAGACGCCGGTGGAGAAACTGGACGAGGCAAGGGTCAAGGAGCTGGCACGGGAAGCGGCAAGCCTCATCGCGCAGGGAGCAGAGGAGACCGTGGAGACCGACAACGGGCAGCTGCGGGAGATCCGGGGCAGCCTGGAGGGACAGAAGGTTTACATCAAGCCGGAGTTTCTGGGCGAGCTGGATTCCTGCGGCGGCCTGAAGAACGTGAAAAACAGCCTGTTCGGGAAGCGGGTGTATCTCTCTTCCGAAGCGGGGGAGGGAAGAATCAGCGTGGATCAGCTCTATGAGCAGCTGCACGCGGACTTCGGCGACTACTACTTCCCGGAGGCGGGATCGGACAACGGTCCCGCGAACGAGGGCGAGGAGATCATGATCATCGCCGACGTTCTGGCGGCATCCGACAGCATGACGGTCAATCCCTTCGACGCCTATATGGGCGAGGCGGTGGAGGCCATCGCAAACGGCATCGCCTTCCGGGTGATGAACGAGAACGTCCTTCGGCCGCTGCTGCCGGCAGAGGCGGAAAAAGCCTTTGACCAGCTGGGCGCGGTGACAGAGGAAAACCGAGAGATCCGGAAGAAGCTGGACGCGGCAACGACAAGAGGCGAGATCATAAAGGAAGAGCTGGAACGCCTGCAGCAGGAGGGCAAAGACACGAAGAGCGAGCTCATCGAGCTGCGGGATCAGGTTTACGACCTGACCAGCGCCCTTAAGAAAGCGGACCAGCGTTACAGCGCCCTGCAGGAAGAATCCGAGCAGCGGATTGCGCAGGTTCGGGAAGAGGGCACAGCCAGAGTGGCCGAGGTCCGAGCAAAGGAACGCGAACGGGCGGCCAAGGAGATCCAGGGCCTGAAGGACCATTACAAGGAAATCCAGAAGAAGGCCCGAGACCGCCGTGAGGAGAGCGCCGGGACCACCAAATACCGCAAGCAGGTACAGGCAAAGGCGAAGGCACTCTACGAGATGCTGATGAAAAACGACGACAAGAAGCACGTACCGGAGGTCCTGAAGCGGCCGGTGGCGGAGTTCCTGGAAAGCATCGACTTCACCTCGAAACGTCAGCTTCGGGGCGGAGACGAGACCAACGCGGACCGGGAGTTCGGCGCGAGAATGCGGGCCCTGGAGCGGGCGCTCAGCGGGCAGCAGGATTACATCGACGGGACCGGAGATGTGCAGGAGGATCTGGGCGGATACGTGGATATCAGCCAGGAGAACCTGCAGTTCCTGCGGGACACCATCGGCCTGATCGACACGGCACTGAAAGAAAACCGGGATTACACCATCAACCAGATGAGCGCGGCGGAGCTGAAGCAGCTGTCGAACTTCCTCAGCAACCTGAACACGGCGATCCGGAACCTCAACAGCTTCATGGCAAACGCCAGATTTGAGAGCGTCCGGGAAGCGGCGGATCAGGATATCGAGAGCCTGAAGAAACTGGGCAAGCCCGGAAAGTTCGCAGGCAGCGCGGTGGATAAGTTCGCGGCTTGGGAGAACGGAACGCCCTATTACATCATGAAGCGATTCGGAGAAGGCGGCAAGAGCATTTTCGACGGATTCGCAAAGGGCTGGGAACGGATGGCTTTCAATGCGAAAGAGATCATCGACTTCACCAAAAAGCTCTATACCGATAAGGAAGTCAACACATGGAAGAACGAGATCCGGGACATCGAGCTGTCAGACGGCAGCAAGGTCCGGATGACGACGGCGCAGATCATGGAACTGTCGATGCTGCTGAACCGCGAACAGGCCCTGAAGCACATCGAGGCGGGCGGCATCCGCATCGGAGACATCACGGAGAAGGGAAGAACGATCCACGACACGACACACTATCACCTGACGATGCAGGATATCGTGAATATCACGGGAATGCTCAACGCCAGACAGCGGAAGGTTGCCAAGGCGCTGCAGAGCTATATGGCGCAGAAGGGCTCCGAGTGGGGCAATGAAGTGAGCATGCGGAGATTCGGGTATGAGTTCTATACCGAAGGGGAGAACTACTATCCGATCAAGACCGATGCGAACGACCGGCCGATGGCGGACACGGACGCGCAGACAAACAGCATGTTCCGGCTGCTGAATCTTTCCAGCAGCAAGAGTCTGAATCCGAAAGCCTCAAACGCGCTGGTGGTCGGGAACATCTTCGATACGTTCGCGGATCACATGGCGGACATGGCAAAGCTCAACGGCATGGGCCTTCCGATCCTGGACGCGATCAAATGGTTCAACTTCAAAGAGCGCATCAACTATAACGATGGGACCTACGATACGCGGACCATGCAGGGCGCAATGGAACAGGCATACGGCACGCAGGCGCTGAAGTATTTCCGAACCCTGATGAAGGACATCAACGGCATGACGGAATCCGGAGACCGCGGCGTCAGCCTGCCGGGAAAGCTCATGTCGAACTACAAAATTGCATCCGTCGGAGCGAACCTCAGAGTCGCGCTTCTACAGCCGACTTCCTACGTCCGGGCAATGACGGTTCTGAAGCCGCAGTTCCTGGCCGGCGTGCTGCCAAGCATGGAAGCGTACAGGGAGGCGATGAAGTATTCCGGCACCGCGGTGTGGAAGAGCCTGGGCTATTACGACACGGACATCGCCAGAGGCATGCGCGGGCAGATCCAGCATGATGACACCATTCGGGACAAGATCGCGAGCGCTTCCATGACGCTTGCGGAGAAGGGGGATCAGCTTACCTGGTCGAGACTCTGGACCGCGTGCAAACGGCAGGCGAAGAGTGAGAACAACAACCTGCGCGGGCAGGCCCTGATGGATAGAACGGCAGCGCTTTTCCGGGAGGTTGTGTATTCTTCGCAGGTCATGGACTCCACGCTTACGAGGTCGGAGGTCATGCGAGGGAAGACCAACTGGACGAAAGCGATGTCTGCCTTCATGGCGGAACCTACGTTGAGCTATAACATCCTGCTGGATGCCGCAAGCGAGTACATGAATGACACGCGGCGCAACGGCAAGGCGGGAGCCTGGCAGCGCAATGCCGGGAAGATCGGCAAGGCGTTCACGGTGTATGTGTGCTCCGCAGCCTTCTCGGCGGTGGTGGAATCCATCGCGGATGCGGCCAGAGACGATGACGACGAGAAATACCTGGACAAGTGGCTGGAAGCCTTCTTGGGTGAAGACAGCCTGATTCAGGGGAACCTGGCACAGGACCTGACGATCCTCGGGAAACTGCCGTACATCAAGAACTTCATTTCCACGCTGCAGGGCTACAGCAGCAGCGACATGTCCACGGCGGCCTTCAGCAACCTGGTGAACGTTTTCAAAATCTGGGAGGAGACAATCAAGCTCAACAACGGTACGCTGGACAAGGCGACGAAGATCACCTACTACGGCAGGATGACGGAATGGGGCAAGGTCTATAAGACGCTGCAGGCGCTCAGTCAGCTGTCCGGTGTGGCGGCTGCGAACATGACGCGGGACGTGACCGCGATCTGGAACCTGACGGTGGGAAGCATCAATCCGGACATGAAGATCCGGACCTATGATTCCAACGCTCTGAGCGAATCGAAAGGAGCAGCGTATCAGGAGACGGTAAAGCCGACCGGGATCAAGAAGAATCAGTACAAGAACATCCTGACGCAGGCGGACGAGGACGGCAACGGAAGCGTGAAGCAGGCGGAGATGGATGCGTACCTGAAAGGTGCGGTACAGAACGGAGAACTTTCACGAGAGCAGGCCACGGCGATCTGGGACGCGCAGGGCTGGAAGAAGTCCTGGGCCGAATACGGAAAGCAGGAAACCGGAACAACGACGACCACGACGAAGAAAACGAGCACGGCGAGCACAGAAAGGGCAAGCTCTGAGCCGAGCGGAGAAATCGCAGGCTGGGACGACTTCAAGACCGTGGCCCCGATCTACGGAGGGCCGAAGAAGGAAGCAGCCTACAACGCGAAGCCGGGCGGCATGAGCCTGAAGCGGTACACCGAGATGCTGAAAGCAGCGGATACGGATAACAATGGCAGCCTGAAGCAGGACGAGCTGGGGTATCAGCTGAAGGCAGCGGTGACAAGCGGCGAGATCAGTTTTGACGAGGCGGCGAGAGTCTGGGCCTCCCAGGGATGGAGTCACGACCTGAACTGGTGGGCGGCAAAACATCCGTAAAATTTAAAGAGGCGGGGATTCGGTTTCCCGCCTCGATTCCTTATTATGATAGCGAGGTGATAACATCATGATTCGTGTAACGGTAAACAACAGAGGAGTGCAGGCGATCCCGCTTTCACCGGTTACGGTGGGCGCGGAAGGAATCGTGGCGGCATTCCTCTTTTCCGATGACTGGGCGGGCCTGGCCAAAACCGCGATCTTCAAAGGCAGCGACCAGGAAGTCGAGATGATCATCCTGAACAATGAATGTACGGTTCCGCCGGAGGTGCTGACTGAGGCGGGCGGCATGCTGATGGTGGGCGTCTACGGAAACGACGGCCACGGCACCCTGATCCGCCCAACGGTCTGGGGCGTGGTCGGACGTATCGAGGACGGCGCAATCTCCGAGGACGCGGGCCAGACAGGCACGACACCCAGCTGGGCAGCCCAGGTACAGAACGCGGTGCAGGAAGCGCTGGCCGTGGCGCAGGGCGTGAGAACCGACGCGGATGCCGGAGAGTTCGACGGCGCGACCTTCACGCCGAGTGTGGCCGCGGATGGCACGCTGAGCTGGACCAACGACAAGGAAAAGGAAAACCCGCAGCCGGTTAACATCATGGGGCCTCAGGGCCCACAGGGCGTTCAGGGCCCACAGGGCGCAGCGTTTACCTATGACGACTTCACGCCGGAGCAGCTGGAAGGGCTCACAGGTCCGCAGGGACCTCAGGGTGAGCAGGGACCCAAGGGAGACCCCTTCACCTATGGAGACTTCACGCCGGCACAGCTGGCCGGACTTGTCGGACCTCAGGGACCGCAGGGTATTCAGGGCCCGAAAGGCGACAAGGGCGACAAGGGCGACACCGGAGCAACCGGCGCGACCGGACCTCAGGGACCGAAAGGTGACACTGGTGCAACCGGTCCACAAGGACCCCAGGGTCCGAAGGGTGACCCAGGCGCGACGGATGCAGGCGGGGTCAGTTATGACTCCACGGAGGCCTATCAGAGCGGCACGGTCGGATATGAGGTCCGCGAGCTAAGTCGCCATTTAAGCGACATCACAGAATATACCGGAAATCTGTTTGATAAAACAAATCCGAATCTTGCGGCATTGTATATTGATGTTGCTGACTCTAAGATAAAAACAGTAGGCACGAACAGGCTTGTATATGTTGCTGTCGTTCAGGGCTCATACATAGTTAAATGCGGAGGTGAATCGACAAAACGTATTGCATTTTCATCATCTGTGCCAGCTAATGATGTAGATTGCGTAGTATTAGACAGCGGAAGCGCAGGAGCAATGAACAAAACCGTCACAGTTTCAGCAGACGGGTATCTTTCTTTGCAATTATTTGTTGATACAGATGCCGACAAGACACCCTCGAATTATTATGACAGCATTGAAATCTATGATACTGTTAAAACTGCAATAGATATTATTGCGAGAGCATATTGTGCGAGGTTGGAAAATGACTTAAGCGAGAAAGAAACGAAAACCACTTACACCACTTTGAGTGGCACAACGGTTACACAGACAGGTGAAGATCATGTCATGTACCTCTGCGGAGAGCTTGCGACTTTGAATTTTACCGCACCAGCAACAGGTATTACAGCGATTAGATTCACAAGCGGAACTACTCCGACTGCTGTCACGCTGACAGGGGTCACAATGCCAGGCGATTGGATTGGAGCAGACGCAAATACGACTTACGAGATTAACGTCCTCAATGGGCTGGGAGTGTGGCAGTCATGGACCTGATGCAGAGGCGCGGTCTGATCGGGCAAAAGGGATCTGTTGCAAGGTTGCCGGAGGCATATAGAGAGGTTGAATATATTGAGGGCGTCGTAAACGCCCAATATATTAATACTGGGATCGCTGGCAATAAAGATTCCTTAATTATTGAGGCCAAAGTAAAACCGGGGGCATATGCGCAATACATTCCGCTGTGGGGAAATTATGTAGATGAACAACATAAGGTCACAAGATTGATAGCCTACGGAAATACTGGCGTTCTTGCGCCGATTAATGTATTAGCTGGCAGTGGAGTTGATTCGAATTATGTAATGCTTTTTGGCACTGGAAATGTATTCGTCATCAGGCAAGAAAGAACGAAGCTAATAGTCAACGGGAATACCTATACAACCTCAATAAGAAATGCTGGAGGAACTGAAAACGATACGTTTATTGCAATGAATGCCGCTAGAGTGAATTCAGCAAATATCGGTAGTGCAATCCACCGATTTTATTATTTCCGCATTTTGGACGGAGACGATGTGCTGATTGATCTTGTCCCATGTTATCGGAAAGCGGACGGTGAAGTTGGAATGTTTGATCTTGTCTCGCAGGCCTTCTTTGCCAATGCTGGAACAGGAGATTTCACGAGAGGAAGGGCGGTATAAAATACTTGACATCGTAAGGAAACCGGGCGAAAATCCTTTACTTACTTAATAATTAATTCAATATGAAAAGGAGAAATAACCATGATCAGAACTATTTATGAAGTCTACGCAAAAGTCGTTGACGCAAACGGAGCGTACAACACGCTCACAGGCTACCCGAAGACGTTCGACAGCCGAAGCTACGGTGGAGACACCGAGAAGACTCTCCAGAGGGCAAAGGGCGAGTTCCATGACACCTTCGGCGATATGTGCAAACGGGACGATAGACAGCTTCAGACCGTCATCCTCATGACCGCCGCTGGTCAGATCATCGACCGCCAGACCATCGGCAAGATCGCCGATGATCCCGATCCCGAACCTGAAGAGGCATAATCGTTTGTCATTTAATGGATACTGTGGCGGAATAGGTAGACGCTTTGACAACAAAAGTACAGTATAAGTTGTGGCGCGGGATGGGAAAAAGCAATCCAACAGCAATAGCTGTAGAGTGGCAGAGTAGCGACTGTCTCCTGCGGAAACTGTATATGCGAAGTGCAAATCTTCGCCGGTATCCTTAAATCGTTTGTCACTTAACGGCCTACTTAGATGACAAACGAAGGGAGGGTGAATATGAGTTTTCATCAGATTATTTACAACAGACTGCAGCAGGTCGGCATGACGGAAGCCGGGGCGCTGGGATGTCTCGGCAACTGGGAGTGTGAGAGCAACTGCGAGCCGAACCGGGTACAGGGTGACTTCTCGTCCTACCGGACAGCAAGCAAGCAGTATGTGGCGGATGTCACAGCCGGTCGTATTTCCCGGGAACAGTTCGGCCACGATGGGAAAGGCTTCGGCATCTATCAGCTGACGTATTCCAGTCGGAAGCTGGGCTACTACGATTTCTGGAAGAAATCCGGGAAGGCGCTGGACGACGTGGAGCTTCAGGTGGATTACGCCGTGCTGGAGCTGCAGCAGGATTATGCCAGCCTCTTCACCTTCCTCTGCCACACGGATGATATCGCAGAGGCGGCAAACCGGGTGTGCTGCGAGTTTGAAAGACCAGCATGGAACAATGTTAACGCACGGTATGCGGCGGCTCTGAGGATTAAGGATGAGATCGACCTATCAGGTGAAGCAACTGAACCGGACGAACCGGAAACAGACGATGATGGAATCCCAGTCCCGAAGACATGGCCGCCTCGCACGATTGACGAACATTGCAGCGGCTGGCCGGAAGTGTGGCTGTTGCAGGCTTTGCTCAAATGCAGAAGCTACAATGTCCTGGTTGATGGCATCTGGGGTCAGGTGCTCACGGAGAAGGTCAAGCAGTTCCAGCGGGAGAACGGTCTGGACGCAGACGGAGCAGTCGGCCCGATGAGCTGGGCCAAACTTATGGAGCGGGGGTGACACCAATGCAGAATCTTACACCGGCGCAGGCAACCGTCATTGCCTCGATCATCTCAGGGCTTGTGGCAGTCATCGTCTGCCTGGTCAACAATCGGGCAGTGGCAAGCAAGCAGAAAATTGCGGAAGCACAGAGGGACGCAAGACTTGAGATGTGGATGAAGACCGTGGACCGGAAGCTGGACACACACAACGGATATGCGGAAAGATTCGCAGACATCAAAGAAGACATTGCAGGAATCCGGGCAAGTATAGAATTCTTAAAGGAGAAGTGACATGAACGACAAAGAACGGTATTTGGTAAGCACCATTGACGGGCAGACGTTCACAATGGTCGCGAAGACCTTTGGCGAAATCACCCAGGAGCTGGGCGAGGAGAACGTCTGGCAGATGATCCGGCTGGACTACGAGGAGGCAGAATAATGGCTATTGACTGGAAACGGAAACTCACTTCGAGGAAGTTCTGGCTGGCGGTGATCGGCCTGGTCAGCGGCCTGCTCATGGCCTTCAAGGTTGACGGGGAGACCGTTGAGACGATCAGCGGCGTCATCATGTCTGCGGCATCCGTCATCGCGTACATCATCGGGGAAGGCATGGCGGACGCAGCCAACGCGGGGATGCCAGCGGACAATTCTGCCGATAAAAGTGCAAACTCATAAGCTGCATTTTACGAACGATTTTACGAACAAAGTTGAAAGTGCCAGTAATTACTGATGCTTTGGCTTCATTGGTATGTGTTCAAATCCCGTACGGGTCACCAGAACAAAAAGCGAGGAAAGTTGATTCTTTCCCCGCTTTTTGTTTGCTTTTCGGCACTTTTTGACGTTAATTGTTCGCGTTTCAGTCGTTTTCGTGACTGCGCTGTAAAGCCGAAAATAACGGTCGGAAAGCCAAGATAAACGCAATTTTACGAACGATTTTACGAACGGATTTTGCTGTAAAAGGCTTTCATGCGTTTGATGTTCCGGTTCTTGTCCTTGCTGGACAGGTGGGTGTAGATGCTGTGCACGGTAGACGGATTGTTCCAGCCGCCAACGGCGCAGGTCGTCATCTCGTCCCATTTCAGATGCCAGGCAAGGGACGCGAAACTGTGTCGAAGCTCATGCATGGTCAGGATCGGGAGCCCGGCTTTTTTACAAACATCGGCCAGCATGCTGTTTGCGGCAGAGTGTTTCTGAAATTCCAGCGGATCATTTTCCTTCGGCCAGATTGCCGCGAGGCGGGGAATCATAATCGGAATCTCCCGGCGGGACATGTCCGTCTTGTTCGCTTCCTTAAAGACGTACTGATTGTTTTTGTCGCGAACCATTGCGCCGCGAACAAGAATTGTGTCGTCAACAATGCTGGCCTGATTCAGGGCAAGAATTTCCGACATGCGCAGGGAATGTAGCGCGAGAAGACAGGCCCGTTCACATTTGCGATCCTTTACGGCGGCAAGGAAGGTCTGGATCTGTTCATAGTCCAGAAAGTCCCGCTCTGCCTTTACGATGCGCGGTAACGTGACATCCGGGACCGGGAGTTTCGCAAAGCGCAGCGCACTGGACACAAGCCCCCAGTCGTTCTTCACCGTTTTTGGAGCTGCGTCTTTCAGATCGTCGTTGATCAGATCCTGCCAGGAGATCTTGCTGACATCCAAGGGCATGTATGACCGGAAGCGGTTTTCATAGATAGATTCATAACCGCTGATTGTGGACGGGGACAGGACGGCTTCTTTGGCATCAATATAATTCCGAATCAGAGTATCAAGGCTCAGCTGCGGCTGGGCCTTTTCTGTTTTCAGGAAGCCGGCACGGACGGCCTGAGCGCGAGCGACGCACGCCTCGCGGGTAGCTTCCGTAATGCTTTCGCCTTCCTTGCGGAGTTCAATATTCCAGGCCCCGGACTTCAGCTGCCGCGGCTCCGGGACTTTGATCTCCTTTTTCTTTTCACGCTTCTTCCGGGCGATCCGCTCTCCGCAGATCATGCAGAAGACGGATTCATCCGGGACAGAATGTTTACAGTATGGACAGTTCAATCCTGGATCACCAACTTAATGAACAAAAATATAAGAATAATTAGCGTGACAGTGCACAGAACACCATGCAGAAACTGATTCTCGGGAAAACCGGCAATAACCATCCCGACAGGGGCGAGAACAAAACACGATGCAAAGATGAATTGAGCGATTTTGTTATCTGTCAGGTGTAATGGTTTGTGAAGAAGACTGATAAGGCCGACAATAATTGCGGCTCCCCCTGCGATGATTCCTGCAATTATTGGATATGACATGATTCAAATTCCTCCTTTCGCTTAAATACAATCCGTTTATGATGTTTCAGTTTCCAGCCAAGCGAGGGCGTCCCGAATATCATCCAGGATGGCATCGCATTCTTCATCGAAATCATACGGACCGCCGTACTGTGATGTGCTGGTGAGCCGAGCTTCCGCATCTAGGAGCGCGGCCACAGCCTTTTTCTCTCTGGCTGCCGGAATGCCAGGTTTAGGCGCACAGAGAATGACCAACAACAAAGCGGCAATAATCACAGCACAAACGAACAGAGCCGCATGGTGGTCTCGCTTCTGTATATAATCAGACTTATCCATCGCCTTACCTCACCTCGCTGGTGAATGCAATGGCTTTGCCGAGGATCCGCACGTCGTCCATTTCATGTTCCCAGAAGACAAATGGACGGTACTGCGGATTTTCCGGTTCCAGGATAATGTGATCCGGGAACAGCCGGACGCGCTTCAAAGTAGCTTCATCGTCGATCAGCACAGCGGCGATTTCCCCGCTGTCCACTTCCGGCTGCTGACGGATGTACACGATGTCACCGTCAAAGATCCTGGCGTTGATCATGCTGTCACCCTTACAGCGTAATGCGAAGTCTGCGTGGATATAAGATGGCATAGAAACATGTTCCTCAATATTCTCTTCCGCGAGAACCGGGGAACCGCATGCGATGGTGCCGACAAGCGGAATTGTACGCATGGGAGGAACGGCAACCAAATACGGTGCCCGCTCCTCCGCGAGATCCTGATAGTTCGGAGCCTCGGATGGTCGAGGGTCCTGAATCTTGTCCGAAATCAAGTAGGTAGGGGAGACGTCGAAAACGGAAGCAAGCTTCGCAATTTTATCACGGCCCATGTTCGCAATCGCACCGGTTTCCCACTTCCTTACAGTGCTTTTGCCTACTCCGACTCTTTTTCCGAGGTCTTCCAGCGTCATGCCCTGCTGAAGTCTCAGGAACTTAATTTTTTCTCCAGTATTCATGAAAGAACCTCCTTTTTTTCTACAGTATATCATGTATGTTTCTTTTGCGCAACAAGAAAGTTTCCTAAAATACACAAATTTTTGTTGACAAGAGAGATGCAGTGTGTTATCCTTACGGTGTCCTTTAGGACACGACAACAGACAGAGAGGAGGAGAAGCAGTGAACCAGCAGAAGCTTGAAGCACGCATGCAGCAGTGCAGGATATCAAAGAAAGAAGCACAGCAGAGGCTGGGTTTGTCTCGTTCGGCTTTCTATCGGAAGTGCAATGGGAAATCGGAATTTACGCTTGCGGAAATTCGGATACTCATGGATCTTCTTGAACTGGAAAGCGCGGACGAGATTTTTTTTGACAAGAAAGTGTCCTAAAGGACACAACAAGAAAGGAGAACATCACAATGAAAAAAGTCAAACTGATCGATGAGGTTAGGGCCGAGCTTATCAGCAGCATACTGAAAGACATTATTCGAGAGACCCAGGGTGAAGAGACTTTGAAGCAACTCGAAGAGCTCATGACGCTGCGAGGCAGAATCCAGAAGTGCGCGGATGAGCCGAAGCTGATTTCCTTCGAGGACGTGGAACGCTTTAACCGGCTTGTCAGCAAGCTTTTCCCGGAGCGGGATGAAAAATGACGCACCTGTCCCTGTTCACCGGGATCGGAGGGCTCGACCTCGCGGCAGAGATGGCAGGATTCATGACCGTCGGACAATGCGAGTGGGCAGAGTACCCGCAGAAAGTTCTGCAGAAACACTGGCCGGAGGTGCCAAAGTGGCAGGACATCCGGACCTTGACGAAAGGGAGTTTTCATGCACGAACAGGATTATGGACAGTTGACGTTCTTTCAGGAGGATTCCCGTGCCAGCCATTCAGTACAGCCGGGGCACGAAGAGGCGAGGATGATGACCGCTACCTCTGGCCGGAGATGCTTAGAGTTATACGGGAGATCCGGCCCAATTGGATTGTTGGCGAGAACGTTGCTGGAATCATCTCAATGGCACTCGACACGGTGCTATCTGACCTGGAGGCTGAAGGCTACACCGCACAGGCGTTTGTTGTACCAGCTTGTGCCGTCGACGCCCCACACAGAAGGGACCGCGTCGCGATTGTTGCCAACGCCGGTCGCGAGCGACTGCAACGGGACGGGCGGCGGGAATATGCACAGCAGCCTGCGTACCTTTGTGAAACTGTGGCCAACGCCGACAGCGAGAGATTGCAAGGGCGCGAACAGTTCAGCTCATTTTCAGCGTGGGGGGGGTACAGGAAACCGGAACCATGTGGATCAGCTTGCAAACCGCGTGGCGATCGAGGAGAACTTCCCACGTGGCCAGCTGAACCCGGAGTGGGTCGAGTGGCTAATGGGGTTCCCAATCGGGTGGACCGCATTAGATGCTTAGGCAATGCGGTTGTTCCGCAGCAGTTTTATCCGTTTTTTGCGGCGATTGCGGAGATTGAGAAAGGAGGGAACAATCTTGAATAAATCAAACAGCATTGGATTTTGTGCAGCGCTTGCACTGGTGTTCATTGTGCTAAAACTGGTGGGCATTATTCACTGGTCCTGGCTTTGGGTACTCAGCCCGATATGGATCTCGGCTATTGTGTGGATCCTGGTCTTTGTTCTTTTTCTTCAATGGTTTAGTAGGTGACGATGTATGCCAAAGCTGACGTGGATGAATAAGTCACCGCCGAGGGTGAATTACCTGGCTGCGCTGCTGCGGGAGTACAAACGGGCAGCACAGAGGACTTCCGATGATCTGGCGAAAGAGCTGGGATGCACACCGGAGAACATCCGGGGGCAGATCCGGAAGCCGGCGGAGAAGTGGACCGTGGGGCAGCTGATGATCTACTGCGACCTGCTGCAGATCCCATACGAAGAAGCATTCGACGCGGCAATAAAAAGCCGCCTCCCCGTGGGCAAGACGGGAAAGCGGCAAAGGAAATAACGGCTACGGATATTATATCCGGAAAGGGACACGATGTCAAACGAAGAATTAATCCGCGAACAGCGGACACGGGTGCTCGCCTGCATCTGCCACGGGGCGGACCTGGCGAACACCAGGGACTGGATCTCGATGCACACCGGCCTGAGCGACCGGGTGGTGCGGCAGCGGATCGAGGAGCTCCGGAACGAAGGCCACCTGATATGCAACCTGCAGAACGGGAAAGGCTACTTCATCGCAGAGAACGACGAAGAAGTCGAGCTTCAGTACAGGCAGGACTGCGCCAGGGCAATGAGCATCCTCAGAAGGATCAAGCCCTTCCGGCATTACCTGCGGTCACTGGACGAAGAACGAGGCGACCAGGTCACCTTCGAGGAGATGGCGCTGGAAGAAATAATCAGTAAAGGAGAACTGTAATCATGGCAGATAAGATCAAGAAGAGCGCAAAGGCGCATGTGAGATACAAGACCAGCGACGGGCAGATCGTCCCGGGCGCGACCACCATCACCGGACTGCTGAACAAGCCCTTCCTCGTCACCTGGGCAAACCGGCTGGGACTGGAAGGCATTGACAGCAGCAAGTATACGGACGAGGCAGCGACCGTCGGCACGCTGGCACACGCACTGATCCAGGCGGACCTGCAGGACGACACCATCGACCGCGACCTCTACAGCAAGCAGCAGATGGATCTGGCCGAGAATGCGGTGCTCAGCTTCTTCGAGTGGAAGAAGCGCCACAAGATCGACGTGGTTTTCTGCGAGAAGCAGATGGTAAGCGACACAATGCGCTACGGCGGCACGGTGGACTGCTACTGCATCCTGGACGGGAAGCCGACGCTGCTGGACTTCAAGACCGGCAAGGCGATTTACGAGGAGTATTTTGTACAGCTGGCCGCCTATGCCGAGCTCCTGCGGGAGAACGGATGCCCGGTGGAAGAGGTCCGGATCCTGCGGGTAGGCAGGGACGAGACCGAAGGCTTCGAGGAGCGTAGCGTGGCGGACACCAGAAAGTGGTTCGGTATCTTCAAGCATCTGCTTGATATCTACTATCTGAAGAAAGAACTGGGGTGGAAATGAACATCTACGAAGCAATCGGCAGCATCATGAAGAAGGGTGTTGCTATCGGGAAAGAAAAAAGAAATCAGCAGCAGAACTTTATGTACCGCGGGATCGACGACGTGATGAACGTCTTCCAGCCGCTGATGAGCGAGGCGGGGATCTTTATGGTCCCAGAGGTCCTGGAGGCAAAGAGAGAGGAGCGACAGTCAAGCAGAGGCGGGAACCTGATCTACTCCATTCTCAAGGTCCGATACACGTTCTATGCCGAGGACGGCAGCAATGTGAGCGCGGTCGTGATCGGCGAGGGCATGGACAGCGGAGACAAGGCCAGCAACAAGGCAATGGCCGTGGCGATGAAATACGCGATGTTCCAGACCTTCTGCATCCCGACGGAAGAGATGCCGGACCCGGACGCGGAGACGCCGCCACCCAGCAGGCCGCAGCAGCCAGCGCCGCAGAGACCGCAGCAGCCTCAGCAGCAGCCGGTGCGCAATCAGGAGGCGCTGAGACAGCAGCAACTGTCAAGGCAGCAGACGCAGCAGCAGGCACCGAAGCAGCTGTGGCAGACACCGCCTCATCCTGATGTGCAGCCCGATCCAACGGAAGCGGAGGACGGGTACTACTACTGCGATGACTGCAACCAGATCATCAGTGATGTGAATCTGCAGAACGGACAGCATCTGAGCCCGAAGGAAGTTGTGCTGATGTCGATGCAGAACTTTAACGGAGCGCAACTCTGCTACAACTGCGGAGCCGCCAGGATGAAGGCAAGGCGGGCCGGATGAAGATCTTCGGAGCCAGGTATGAGAAGGGGGAGCTCCACCTCAAGTGTGAGCCCCCCGACGGGCTGAAGTTCGTGTACGGATTCAAGGAGGGCCTGTATGAGATCCTGCCGCAGAAACGCGAAAAGAAACGCCGGAGCCTGGATGCGAATGCGTATGCGTGGGTGCTTATCGATCAGATTGCGGCGAAGGTGGGCACGGCTCCTCTGGACGTTTATCGAAATGCGGTTCGGGACACCGGCGGGGTCTCGCTGCCGGCTGAAGAGGTGCCGCTGGATCAGGTTGAGTCATTTATACGTGAGTGGGTCGGCAACCACCTCGGTAGACAGGTTAAGATTTTCGATGCGTACCGATGCGGTGCTGTCAACATCATCCGCGTGTTCGGTTCCTCGGATTATGACACATCGCAGATGGCACGGTTTATTGACGGCCTGGTTCAGGATGCTCAGGCACTCGGGATCGAGACGAAAGATCCGGCGTACATCAAGAGCCTGCTGGACAGCTGGGAGGCGAGGAAGTGAAGAGATGCTTTCTCTGCGGAAGAAACGGCAGCGATGATCCTCTCGACCGGCACCATATCTTCAACGGGCCGTACCGGAAGAAGAGCGAGAAGTACAAGCTGGTGGTGGACCTCTGCCATTACCGCTGCCACATCTTCGGCAAGTACGCAGTGCACAACAACCCGGACACCATGCTGTTCCTGAAGTACGAAGGCCAGAAGAAGGTCATGCGGGAGCAGGGCTGGGATCGGAAGCGATTCATCCGGGAGTTTGGAAAAGACTACGAAGCGATCTATATGGATCACATCAGGAATATGGAGGGACAGGATGCTTAATCACATCACGATAATGGGACGGCTCACGAGAGATCCTGAGCTGAGGACCACACAGTCCGGGGTGTCGGTCACATCGTTCACGGTGGCCGTTGACCGGGACTATACGCCCCAGGGCGGGCAGAAACAGACAGACTACATCGACTGTGTCGCATGGAGGCAGGGCGGGGAGTTCGTCAGCAAGTACTTCCGCAAGGGCAGCATGATCGTCGTCTCCGGGCGACTGGAGAGCCAGAAGTGGACCGATCGAGACGGACAGAACCGGACGAGCTGGGAGATCCAGGTGGATCACAGCTACTTCGGAGAGGCCAAGCGCCAGGACGGATACAGCCAGATGGACGGAGGCTACAGCGACGGATACGCCGGAGGCGAGCCGCAGTACACCGCACCGCAGAAGCCGCGGACGATGGGCTATGGCGCCCAGGGAACGCCCTTCCAGGAGCAGAGCTACCAGCAGAGCATGTACGACAGCCCTTCTCCATACGAAGAGCTGGAGGACGACGGAGAGCTTCCGTTTTGAGGAGGACGAGATGGACAGGAAGCAGTTCACGTTCTATGACAGCTTTGCGATTGCCGCCAAGAAGCTGAAAAGTAAGCAGGCCCGCTGCGAGTTCTACGATGCGATCTGCGACTATGCGCTTCATGAGACA